TCTACACAGAGTAGATCGTCGGCAGCGTCAGATGTGTATAAGAGACAGATTGACGAGGTGTTTTGCCGAGGAAGATCGCAACTCCGATTGGGCTCACCTCTTTCTTCACCTTGCTGTTTCTCTTCACCTCAAGGGTGGGCATATCAGAGATGGACAGAATGCCCTTCTCAACATCAAAATATGCAATCGCGCCATTCAGGCCCGGGTCGATGCCAATATAAATCACGCTGCTTCCCCCTGATTTTGCTTGTCCATTTCATTGAAATGTTCAAACTTAATGCGCCCGCGCGAGGTGGCGACAAAGTGCATTCGCCACTTGTAGGGAACATGATTGCGTTGCCGCCATTTGCATCGGGCCCAATAGGAGACACCCTGCTTTTCAGCCAAGCTGTCGATCAGATCCCAGTCGATTTGTGATTTGCTCATGCGCCCAGACTTGGACAAAAATTCCAATGTGTCAATCTGTAGAAAATTAAAAATAGCGCTTGACGGACTTCCGCGACTCAGTCAGCTTGTGTGCCAGACCAACAGAGCAAATCACATGACCAGTCCAACTAATCCCTTTGAAGCCTACAACATCCAACATCTCTCACCCAGCGCTTGCAACACATTCATAGGCTCACCAGCCTCGTTTGTGCTTGAGCGTTTGATGGGTCAGAGGTCTCAGGTGGGCGCTGCTGCACACCGGGGCACTGCGGTTGAAGACGGTGTCGTTCAGGCGTTGCTGAACGATCTGTCAGATGCTGAGGGCATCAAGATTGCTCAGGACACATTCAGCCGCCTTACCTCATTGAGCGGGGATCCTCGCAGGGGCAAGGAGCAAGAGGCTGTTCCTGAGATGGTGAAGCAGGCCCTTGGCGAGCTTCGCCCATACGGCAAGCCGTCATCGACACAGGGCAAGATTTCTTGGGATGTAGAAGGCCTCGCCGTTCCGATAATAGGCTTCTATGACGTGGCGTGGGAAGAGCACGGGATCCTTCTCGACCTGAAGACAACGCACGCACTGCCATCGAAGATCAAGGTCAACCACGCTCGTCAGGTGGCTCTGTATGCTGCCTGCCTTGGCGACAAGATTGACGCCCGGCTGACCTACATCACACCGAAGAAGGTGATGACGTATCAGCTTGAGAACGTGCCTGAGCATGTGCGGGCATTGGAGCGCATTGCCTTCACGATTCAGCGATTCCTCGCCATCAGCGAGGATGCGAAGGTGCTGGCGTCCTTGGTGGTGCCTGACACCGACAGTTTCTATTTCTCGGATCCCGTGACACGCCAAGCGGCGTTTGAAGTGTGGGGTCTGTAAAGTTCTGCCCGAGTGGGCGAAGGCAAGCGTCTGGCCAGACAGGCGCATTGGTAAAAGGAAAACGCAAATGGGTCTCGGTCTTAAAATCAACTCCGGCAGCAAAGACTTCCTGCCGATCATCAAGTACGACGCTCGCGCTGGGCGCGTGTTTCGTGTCGATAGGGCTGACGGTATTTCCACCCCGGTGGACATCACCAAGAAGTTCAAGGCTGTGTTCGACTTTGAGAATGTTGAAGTCGGCTACATCAATTTTGCGACTGGTTCGGCACCCGACTTCGTCATGGTTCCGCTTGGGTCTGCGCTTCCTGCTTGCCCATCTGAGAATCACAAGCAGGGGATGCGGATGGTGGTGAAACTGTCTGAAGCCTGCGGTGGTGATTGCCGTGAGCTTGCAGGTACGTCAGGAGCCTTCCTGACCAGCGTCTCGAGGCTCCATGATGAGTACCTTGAGGGTCTGGCTCAGAACGCTGGCAAGCTGCCTGTTGTGTCACTGATCGACACCATTGGGATTGAGAGCGGATCCGGCGCTCGCAAATCCACCAACTACAGCCCTGTCTTTGAGATCAGCGGCTGGGTATCTCGTCCGAAGGATCTGGGGCCAAATGATCGGTCTTCAGAAACTGCGGCTGCACCTGCTCGGTCTGCGCCGCCTTCTACCGGCTCAGCCCGTGCGCCTGCTCCTGTTCCTCGCTCGCCTGAGCCTGCAACGGCTGACAGCGAAGACTTCGGCTAAACAACTGGGGGTGCTTCCGGGCACCCCCTTCCCCGAAAGGATCCTAAATGCGTTTCGAAGTAATCATGAACATGCCCGTTCGGGGAGACCCTGACTCCAGTAGGCAGCCATCACTCATTCATCGGCTGATCGTAGAGCACCCGGCGAAATCTCTTGCAGAATTTGCCCATGAGCTCATGAACATAGACTTCATCATCGTTGAAGAGTTTTATCCCGGAAAGTTCAGTAAAGAGTACGAAAGCCATGGGCTAATTGCCCTCAACCACCGATACGTCGGCAAAGTAAAAGAATGGGATAGAAAACAATGAACCACAAAGACGTACTCTATCAAGCAGCAACTATCCTCAATGATCGTGGCGAAATGTATGGAGACATAAAAGATGTTTTCAGCCACGCATCGCAAATAGCATCTCTCATCAGCGGAAAAGAGTACAACGAATATGACATTTCTGTGGTGATGGAGGCGATAAAACTGGCAAGACGCCGCGCAAACCCTAAGCTTGCTGATAACTACATCGACAATGTAAACTACACTGCGTTCTCGGCGCAGTTTGCCTTGAGCGACAACGAAGGAGAGAAACCCGCTGCCGTGGCAACGCAGCCTGAAGACGAAGGAATAGCATATGCACAAGACATCAGCGTACACTTTGACGGGGTTAGCACTACTGTCATCGCCAGCCCTAGCCACTGAGGAAGATTCTGGTTCATTCTGGCGCGAAGAGGCCATGAGAACTGAGTTTGTGAAACCTGACAAAGTTGCAGTCTCTCAGAAAAAGAGAGTTGTGATTGACAGGATCACAGCGGTGGTGAAGCAAGAGCTTGGCGAACAATGGGTAGCCAGCGCTCTCAAGATCGCAAAGGTTGAGAGTGGTTACCAGTGCAACGCAACGGGTCCAAAGACCCGCCACGGTCGCGCAAAGGGTGTCTTTCAATTGATTGACTCGTCTGCGCGAACTCTGGGATTCGACCCCGGCAAAATGTATGACTGCAATGAGAACATCGCGGCAGGTGTCGCCCACATGAAGGTCTGTATCTCGTATGGCGTAAAGGACCCGAGGGGCATGGCGGCTTGCCACGTTGCAGGCTGGAACCATTGGAACGTGAAGCTTGCTCGTCAGCATGAAAGATACAAGCAACGCTACATCAACATGGCTTCAGCCTAACGAGGGGGAGCTTCGGCTCCCCCCAACCAAACGAGCCCAGCATGGAGAAAAAGAACGGCATCATGGATCTCAATTTGAGAACCTGTCGCTATATCATCAACAAAGACACATCGCGGCCCGAATATTGCTGCGAGACAGTAACCCGCAGACCGTACTGCGAAAAACATGCGAAGCTCTGCTACCTACCCAGAAACAAATTGTTAACGCTTACCGAGTAAGGTGTTCTTGCAACCAGAAAGGAACGCGCTATGATCCAGAACAAGCTCAGAGCAACCAAGACCAACAGCGATCATCTTCCCGGAACATGGGAGACTCCAATCAACCCTGACGGTGAAGAGGCCGCCGGCTACATCCAGAACATGATTGATCACATGGGGCATATCATCAAGATTGCCCTTGAAAATGTAGAAGACGAAGCAACCAAAAAGCGGATACAGGACCACGCACATGCCGCAATCAAAGGAGTCCAAAATGAACATGAAAATGGCAGCCTATTGGGAAGCTCAAGAAAACCGCTGGCACGAACGCTATATTGAAGCTGAGAAGCTGATTGACCAGCTTGAGTCAAAGGTCTGGAACCAAGCCAGCAGGATTGATACTTTAGAGGTTTCGCTGCGCAAGATCAGCGAGATCAACAACAAGCGCGACCGTTTCAGTGCGGAGATCGACTGGGTCGTTACAAAAGAATTAGGAGACATCGATGTCTGACGCCCTCATAGACCTGCAAGCCCATTACAAAGCCGTCAGGGCTCGCCTGAACGCTGGCCCGCCACCCAAGACCCTGCCGCTGCCTGAACCCGCCCCAGAGCCTGTTGCAGCGCCCCCTGTGACGCCTCCACTGACTGATTTGGCATATGCTATGCAGGCGTCTCAATTATTGCAGGGCCTTCGGTGCGCTCCCGAGATCAAGGAGAAGATCCTGCCGATCCTTGAGAAGCATCGTTTTAACTGGAAGATGGCGTCTGGCAGATCTCAAAAGTGGCCGCATGTTGAGTGCCGCTTTGAGATCTATGCCAAGCTGAACGCTCATGGTTGGTCCCTCGGCCAGATTGGGCGTCTGTGTGGCGACCGCGATCACACAACAATTTTGAACGGAATAAAGCGCTTCCTTAGCAAGAACCTGAGCGAGGCAGAGTTTGGAATGTGCAAAGACCTTGGGACGCGCCCGGTGGATTACTACGAAGCAAAGGTGGTTTTGACGGCTATGGGGAAGATGGGATGATCGACAAGAACCGCACTTACCGCACCCGCGATGGCCGTGAAGTCCGCATCTATGCGACGGATGGGACGGACAATCAAAGCATCCATGGCGCAGTTAAAGACGGGAATGGATGGACCATAGCTGCTTGGTACAGCGATGGAGTCCATGCCCGTTCTAATCGCAATGGGCCGAGAGACCTCATCGAAGTCCGCCCCCGCCACAAGCGGACGGTGTGGTTGAATATGTACGGGTCTGGCATTGTTCCAGAAGCTTGCAGTTCAAAAGAACGCGCCGATCTTGCAGCGGCTT